TTTGTACTCCTGATCTGGGCCAATATAGTCCTGGAAGCTCTCCAGGGGATATCCCATCTCGATCAGGTCTGATACCCGTAGATGCTGGCGTCTGGCAATCAGCTTGGTCTCATCCTCACTGACACTGTATCGATCAATCAGGAGCTCCTCGGGAGGGACGGATTCAATCACGATCTCGCCTGTGTTTTCCTCCTTTGAGAGATCCAACTCAAAGGTCCCGTCTTCATTCTGCTCTGCGTTGATGATCTGCCAGATCCCCTGCTGGGCGATGTACTGATACGCCTCAGCTGATACGTTGGAGAGCTCCCTCGTCTGGGACTCGGTCCGCTCATCAAAGAAGACCTGGGCGACTCCGGTTCCCTTGATCAACGTATCCTGCAAAACATCCAGCAACACCCGATAGCCCTGATTCTTATCCCGGAACAGGTAGTTGACAAAGTCTGTAGCCTGCTCTGCTACCTCAACGTCCTGGAGCTTGCGGGGTGTGAAGGAAATCGCCTTCTCTGATCCAAAGAAGATTCTCATCAAGGCTGGGAGGACCTGGTTGACTGCATCGTGTAAAGATCGATCCACAATCTGGGATCTGTTCTCCTCCTCCTTCGGAGAATGCCCTGACTCTGAGAACGGATGTCCCAGCCAGTATCTCATCGCTTCTGCTGAGTGAGGCGATCGAGTGTGATCGGTGTAGTCGGCTGCATCTGTCAGAGCAGCCTGGACCCAACTCTCGAGCTCCTCGATGCTCATCGGCTTCAGTTCGTTTGCACTGCTCATTTCTTTTTCCCGGCTCTCAGTTTGGCGGATGCTGACAGATCCTTGTAGTGGAAAACTCTCTCCGAGTTGCGACCGTGACGAGCTCCAGAGTGGAGCTCTCCGTTGGGCATCTTGTGAGTTGCTCCACTAAACTTGGTCCCGTCCTTAAAGTAGTGGACCTGGTTCTTCATTTTTTCTTCTTCTTGCCGTATGCGCCCATTTGTTTCTTATAGGATCCCATTGCTCCGCTGTGCTTCTTTCCGTACATCGTCTTCTCTCGTTGGAGATTAGCAAAATAGACCGAGCTTGGAGCTCGGGCTGGTAATTCTGTCACTTCTTTTTCTTTGCTCCAGCAGCTGCGATCTTGAAGGTCTGGTTGGAAGGTCTCCCCTTCTCCCCTGGTTTCTTCATCCGCTCCCCACTGCCTGCAGCAATACGAGCTCGTTTTTTCTGGATGTTGTCAAAAAGATTTGGCTTTGCCATTGTTCACCACTTTCTTAGGAATACAAAAGACTACGGGCCCAAGTATTTGCCCCAAGCAAGTCAGGATCATCTGGGTTGTAGGTTCCACGGTTGTGGATGGATTTGATCTGGGTTGGTTCAAAGACTCCAATTGTCTCTTTGCCTTCGTCACTGATATGAGCTGCGTCATATCCCAGTAACTGAATTGCTCGTCTGCCAATACCATCGTGGTCTGAATAGCTTTTGCCTCGTTCAAAAATTTGCCAAGGAATTGGATTCCCTTTTTTAGAACTGAACCGGACCACAATCTTGTCAGGATCAGAGGTATCCATTACCATCAATCTTTTCATTTCTAAGTCTGTCAACTCTTTTGCCATTTCCTTGACTTGGTCTTCTTCTTCTAATCCGTCAATTTTTTGGTGCATCTCTTTTTTTACAGTTTGCCACCAAGCATCATATTTTTTCTGTCCTGCGTCATCTGCACTGAATTCTTGAACTTCGACATCTGACAACAAGGGAGGTACGGATTCTCCAAATATAGAACTGCCCTTGACTAGCACAGGGTACATCCTCTCAGACTGTCCATATCTGTTCAGTTCTCTGGAACTTGATCTTGCAGCATAGGAAGCGGATTCAGGATCACTGGAGACAAAGACTGCTCCTCTATACAATGAAGGTCGCAAATACTCCCAGTTGTCTGCTGAGTCACCAATTCCTGAGTGATACATCACTTTAGGTCTTCCCTCCTCATCAACGACCTTGCTGTCTCCAAACCAGGTGCGGAAGTTCCTCTCCCGCACCAGAGGTTCCGTGACCACCAATCTCCCTTGATCATCGAGGTATCCCTCATCCAGTCCGGTCTCTGTTGGGTTCAGCAGTTCTCCCAGCAATCCTCCTCCCTTGCGGAAGATCGTTTTGGCAATGGATTCCAGGAAGTCGGGTTCCTCTAGTTCTGCAGGCTCATCTAATAAGCCTTGATAGACATCAAGTTTCTTCACAGATCACCATTTTGTGCGAGCGGACCAGTACAGACTACTGAATTTATTACGCAACCCACTGGGGTTTTGCGCGGAGTGTCTCGCGTAAAAACTACGCTTTCGTTTCTTCTCTTTATCCGACCTTGGATTGGATCCTGCGCCAGACACCCCCTGCTGACCGAATCGGACCAGCTTCACCTTGTTGCCTTCCTTCGCTAGGACTGCGTGGCTTTTCTTCGGGTGATTCGGTGTGCGTTTCGGTTTGTTTACTCCACTAAACGTCTCACCACGATAGGTAATGCTCATCTAGCTCTCCGTTGAAATGCCAGTGCAGACTCTGGCGTAGAACTCTCCCATTTCTCCACGTTGCTCCACGGTCAGCATCTTGAGCTCCTCCTCAGTAACTGCTTCACGAAACTTGTCAATCACACAGCTGCACTGCTGCAGTGCGTACTGGCTGGCGATCGGTTCCGGAGAGTGCTGCAACATTGACGGGATGACTGCCTGCATACACGTCCAGGTCCAGGTCACCAGGAAGTAAGTGCTGTAGCTCATCCTACTGCTTCAAATAGTTGATACTGTTCTATCTTTGGTTCCTCCCAAAAAGCAGGCGATTGATAGGTCTCAATTCTGTCAATAATTACCGCACCTCGAACCTCTGTGTTCACTGGCTTGTAAGGGCCTGACCACTGCGTTGGGTTGTTGCAATTTTGTGCTACGTTGGTGCTGTCTGCGCTTGCCAGTGGGTAACCAGTAAAAATTTTAGGATTTAACATTCGCAACCCGTGAATTTTGCAACGTGGTTTCCCTTTCTCATCACAAATCACTCGCATACAATCAATCATCCAAGAGTCAAAACTGTAGCTGGGGATGTGCGTTTCCGTCGAGGCAAGTGCCACGGTTGGATAGTGTTCCACCAACCTCTTGAGCCGGGCCAGACTTTCGTTTTGATGAAAGACCGGGACTCCGCCTGGAAGTGGGTATTGTTTAAGTAGTTCATCATTCTCCTCATCTGACCCCCCAATTACGTCTGGGATCAAAGAAAATTGATATCCAGGATGCTGGTAGTGCTCAAAAACAAACGATCTATACAGATCCCAATCAATTGGTTCCCCTCGTTTCCAAAAGGAGAACGCCCCAGAGTCTAGGGCAAAGCCTTTGCAGACCTCCAAAACTAGAGACAATTGATCTGGCCTTGCAAAAGATACCATTGCAAAGCGACTAGCAAGGATCCTGGTCGATGAGACCAAGGAGCCGCTAATTGGTGTCCCGTGGTAATGGATCATATCTTTTCAGCACAACAGACCAGATTCCTCCTCCTGCGATTTTTGCCACAAATTGACCAATTACGATTTCTGGCATCAATAGCCCAAAAGCTAATGTTGGGAAGATCAGCGAATCCAAAGCACTTCCGACAAGATTTGAGGTATTTGATTTAAACAAATACGTCTTCCTCCTCAGATGCTGATAAACGGCAGCATCTCCAAAAGCACTCACTGCAAAAGCAATTGCACTAGCAATCGCGATCTGTAAAGCGTCTGTGTTTAAAGCTACGGTGATTACAGATCCTGATAAAATCAGTGCAAACATCTTGAGCCACAACCCCTTTCCTTGCCAATCCTCGTGCAGCCGATCTCGCAAACTCAGATCTAACCCGATCAATACAAATGCATTGAAAATAGAGGCTGCTGGGCCAAACCAAAGCAGTGTTAGGTTTGCTAGGACAATTGCGCCTAAATAAAAACTAGACCACATTTACGGCTGCTCGGTTGCGTTTGATTCGATGTCTTCGATACTGTCCTCTGGCATCAATCGCCCGAGAGCTCATTGAGATCATCAGAGCGTCTGCCAGGTCCGGGCTGTGGCCTAACCGCTTCTTGGTCTCTGCCTTCGACTCAATTGCCAGGGTTCCGTTACTGCGATAGTTGTAGCGGGTTGCTACCAGGTCCCGGACAAGATCCTCATTATCAGGAATGCTGACCTCTCCCTTGAACCAGTCCGCCAGCTGAAACCAAAGCTCTGCCCGTAAATTTGCGTACTTTTCACTCATTGAGGCACTCTCCGAGACATTCACTCCACGAGCCGGGAGCCCGAGCTCACGACATCTGTCCAGTACCCCTGATCCGAGACCTACTGAGTCGATCAGAATCTCCTCGATCGGCAGATACCAGTCTCGCTGGTACAGATCCACCAACCGTCCTGCTGTCTGCATCAGATCCAGCTTCTTCCAGCTGTGAACCTCCAAAACCTTGCGGCCCTGTCTGACGATTGCCACTGTGGAATCATCTCCAAATCTGGCGATATCGGCCCCAATCACAATTGGTGTCTCTCTCGGCTGGTACACCGTCCGCTGCCTGGCAAGCTCCACTTCGTGCATCCCGATCACTGTATCGTCATCACTCTTCGGAAAGAGACCCAGGACCCTTACACGAAATTGGTTGCTGTCTTCCGATCCGTATTTGATCCTCATCGATTCGACGTAGGACTCGCTCACCAGAGGCGAGTCCAGACAGCTGATCCGATAGGTCTTCCAGTGTTTCTTGAGGCTGTGGTGCGTGTCGTAAAAGAATCCAGCACTACGGACCCCGTTGCCAAGCAACAGGAACGTCGAATGCTCCCCGGAGGTTGAACCCAGTGCGCTCTCAAAGACCTGCTCCGGTACTCCGGAAGCCTCATCGGCAATCAACAGGATGTTCGTGCTGTGAGCTCCTGCCAGCGCCTCTGGCTGCTCTGGACGGCTCAGTTTTGCTGCACAGAAACTCTCACTCGGAGAGGCCACCAGTTCGACTCGGTCACTCTTGACACTCAGTTGCTCCCGTAACACCTCCGGAAGTTGCTTGATCCAGGATTTGAATTCGGCAAACAAGGCATCGTACAGCTGTCCACTCGTGGGGGCTGTGACCAAGGTCTTTTGGGGGAATCGCGTCAAAATATGCCAGATCATCGCCCAGGAGGCTGCAGAGCTCTTGCCTGTTCCGTGTCCGCTGACTGCTGAGATTGCCTTGATCTCAGGATTGGCAACGTCTCTCAGCAGAGAGGCTTGCCAAGGCTGTGGCGTGACCCCAAGCACCTCCTCGACAAAGCCAACCGGATCGGTCCGGTAGCGTCTCTGGAAATCAAGAATATTGGCTGCTAGTTCGCTCATTCGCCTTTTTGTCTGGTGAGGGCAAGACTGCTCAAGCTACAGGTAGACCCCTCTACCTCTCGGAAATCCGAGAAAACAGTCTTTCCCTCATTTGTGTGATTGGAGCGCAGCGTTGGAGTCTCATTCGAGGAGGCCGATAGCGTCTGAATATTGCTCCTCACTCCGCATAGCTTTGATTGACCCGGTCCAGCGTCCTTAGTGGCCTCACTTCGAGGTGTCTTAGAGACAACCGGGCTACTCGTGACGCTCCAATTCTGCAATCACCTTGATCGTGACGATCGCCTTGCCTCCCTTGAGGACCGATCTGCGTCTGATCACGAGGTGATCAATCTGGTTGTCATTCACAAAAACTCCTGCATCCTGCATCAGGTCCAACGCACTCTTGGCGTAGTTGTCCAGGTCTGAGCGATGCTTGCTTGGCGGAAACAGCTGAATCACTACCTTGAGACGCTGTGATTCCGGAAAGGTTCCCCGCAAGTGCTCCAACTGGGCTGCGTGTTTCTTGTAGTCCCGGCCCTGCTTGCTGAGAATCGATCGGCCCTTGACGGAACGATAGTAGCTGTTGACCGAAACGGGATAGGGAATCTCGAGCTCAATCTGCATCACGTCGAGAGGACCTCCTGGTCTTCCCGCTCCTTTCCCTGATCAACACGTCTCCAAAGTTCTTCTCGAGCAAAGTGTGGTACGTCTTCCTCAACATCTCCCGGAGATCTCCCAGTTTGCCATCGTTGTGAATGCCTGAGACCACCAGGGACATCCGCTCGGCTGCATCCAGCAGATCGAGCAGGTTCTGCAAGTCTGCAAGGGTTAGATCAACCTCTGCAATGTACTCTTCATCTCCGATTGCAAACATCAGCTGATCCTCAAAACCCGGTAACTCGATATCTTGCTGTATTGCTCAAACAACTCCGGTTTCTCCTGCTTGAGAGCCTTTGTGTCCAGACCCTCGCGGGTCTGAGTCCTCCAGGTGGCAATCCGGTTGTCTCCACAACGGAGCTCCTCACACTCGCCAATCAACCGCTTGATCTCCCCCTCCAACACCTTGCGCTGATCTGCCAACTCTGCTTCCTGTTCCTTGATCTTCTGGTACTCACTGATCAGGATCAGATCACTCTCTCCACAAAGGGCCGCTGATTCACTCTCACTGTCCGGATACATCAAGTCGTAGTCTGCCGAGCTCATCGAATCCGGTGGTCTGTTCTCCGTCACACACTTCCAGAATCTAGCAGCCTCCCGGATCAGCCTCTGCTGATCGTCCTGGTTGCTCCAGACCCGATACATCCGGATGTCCCTGTCATCGAGGATTGCTACTGCCAGGTACGCTGAAGAAAGCCCGGTGAGCAGCAAATACTGCTGAATCTGCCAGTAGTGCTGCAAAGGGATCCTCCCCTTGGCATCGTCTCCGTTGGTGACAACCAACCCGTCTGGACCCCACTGCCTCGCTGATCGACTCGTCGTGGTCTTGCACTCTAGCAACAGATCCTCCTGGCGACTCATCCGATCAATGTGGGCTACCAGGTACTCG